TCTCTTTCGAGATCTCGTGGGACTTGAGTCCACAGATAATCTGTCCGCAACCGTAGTTGCCTTACCATATCTTTCGACTTAGGTAAGCAGCTTAATATGGGATCGTGATATGCCTGTTTGCACCTCCTTCATAGTCGGTATCGTACTGGCTACTCCTGTAGCCACCGAGATCTTCTATGTCGAGTCAAATAGGAGTCTTCTCGATCCCGCAGAGGCCGTTAAGGCCCTCGAACCTTTTGCGTCGATTCGTAACACCTCTAACGAGGTGAAGCGAACTGTCGCGAAGGCTCTCCCCGTGAGTCCTGCTTGCATGACTTACGGTTCAGAAGTCCAAGGTGATCTCCTGTCGGAGGCCACCAAATGACTTCCTCTTCCCTGCCATCCGTCCCTCTCTTTAAACAAGAGCAGGGCGCACACGAGCGTGTCGCAAAGCGTGGTTATCGTACCGATACCACTTTTACGATATCCCCAGTTGTTTCCACAGTTAACTACGTGGATTCTCCTGGATTGCTCGATCGGATAGCAGCCACTCCGCCACGTGTAAATGGCGGTAGGCTTGGTAAGCTTCGTCTTCCGACCAATTGGTCTCGACTTGCTTACAACGTCGAAGCCAGTGACTTTAACTACTTCGTTTCGGCTAACCCCATTTCGAAGGTGAACCACGTAGGGTTTGGCTTACACGCCAATCACTTCGGTGTTCAGTTACCGTTCGCTAGCTATGGAGTCGACGGGCGATCAGCGTTCAACGTCGATCAAAACCTGTATAACCGAATTGCTTCGGAAATACGTGTTAAGATGGGCGAGGCTGACACATTCAACGCACTATCCACTCTTGGAGAAATGCGCAATGGTATGCGTCAGCTTGCTGAACTATTCGCAAGAATTACGCGAATATTGATCGCTGCCAAACGGGGCGATATGAAACGCGCATTTGCCCTTGCGGGCTTGCGCGGTTACCAGGTTAGGAACTCTAAGTTCCAATCCAAGGCCTGGGCCGATCATTGGTTACAACTCCAGTATGGGTTGCTTCCTCTGATGGGTGATATCGCCGGTGCAAGAGAAACGCTTCAAAGAGATCTTCAAAAGAATGATGATATCTTGATGAGCGTTACTCACAAAGGAGTCACTGATTTAAGTCCACTATGGTTCATGTCCTCCAAACATTTGTTGTTTAACACAAATGTTGACGGGAGAGCCTTTCATGGCGTTCAGTTTGAGTACTTCTACAAGGTACTCGATTCAGCGAAGCATTTCTTTGCTTCGATTGGGTTTTTCAACATCCTTCCTACTGTTTGGGAACTTGTTGGATTCTCCTTTGTTGTTGACTGGTTAGTTCCGATAGGCACTTTCTTGTCAGCACTGCAATCCTTTGTAGGGATAGAGTACGTCGCCGGGTACGTTACAAAAGTACAAAGTGCAAACCTTGTATTTACATATCCTAAAGCCATCAACAGTGGGAAACCACAGACGATTAAGCTTAAGAATATGGTCATGCAGAGGATCCCTTTAGGGGCTCCAGTTTCTGCAGGATTGTACTATAAGTCCCCGTTTTCTTCAACCCACGCAGCTAACGCTTTAGCGTTATTTACTGCCTTACACAAGTAGGATGCAATAATGCCCCAACTTCAAACGCTGGTCTTGAACGACCGCGAAACCACCCCTGTTGCTCACACTTTCGTGCCGCGCTCCATCAAAGGAGACGTCGGCATGGTTGTGAACACGACCGGAGTGCCGGTGGGTGAGAAGCGCTTCACCTTGTCGCTTGTGCGGAATCAAACCCGCATCAAGTGTCGGTTGACGCTTGTCGTGCCTGTCGTTGTTACCGAAACCGTTAACGGCGTTTCCACGCCGAAAGTGGTTCGCGAGAACATCGTCGACGCAACCTTCTCCTTCTCTGTCTTTAGTACCGAACAGGAACGTAAGAACCTGGTCGGCATGTTCATGAATTCTTTGGATCCTTCCAAAGTACTCGTGAACGACACGTTGGTGAAGACTGAGGGCGTCTACTAAGCCCTCTTTAGACAGCAGTCAACCCTCTATTAGGAGTACCTAATGAGACAGGATTCTTCGAGAACGAAGCCCTTCCATCTCTCCCGTGACTTAGACAAACGGTTAAGAACCGAATTTCTAACTCTCGTTGAGAACGATGAAACTTTTAAAGGTAGATACCTTAAAAGTGAAATCTTCTCAAAGTTTGTTGGGTTCGAGACTGACGCTGCTAGTCTTCGTCGGCAGCGGGCCATTGATAAATGGCGCGCTACTGAACTTCGGAACGCTAGGACAAACGTTCGGATCTTCTGTGGTGAGACCAACTTTGGTTTTACCACTTCCGAACGCTTGTTAAACCTGGCGCGTGTCCACATTTTGCAACTTCTTGGTGTTGCACCACCCTCGGATGTGTTCTTCGGCACATATTCGAATGGTGCTTCTACTTCGAAGCGTAGGGGTGTTGGTCTAGTAGCCCGTAAGTTCGCGGAAAAAGGAGACGTTACTCCAGAGTGCTTCAACATTATTAAGCAAATGCTTAACGAATGTGAAGTCTGGAAGACCCTTAACATTGATTTGGCAGTGCCGAACTTTGTCAAAGGTAACGTTCTCTTTACTGTACCGAAAACTTCCACGATAGATAGGGTTGCCGCAAAGGAACCCGATCTAAACATGTTCGCG